GGTGACGTTGTCGTGCAAGGCGATTTGGTTGGCGTAACCCTTCGTCCACTTGCGGCCGGTGAAACCGGTGCACTCGCGGTCGATGGCATCTTCGACTTCAACAAGAACACCGGCGTCGCCTACACGGTCGGCACCATTCTCTACTGGGATGACACCAACAACGTGGTAACCACAACCGCTGCCGGAAATAAGGCCATCGGCAAAGTGGTTCGGGCAGCTGCATCAGCAGACACCACGGTGCGGATTCGAGTCAGCCAGTAATTCAACATCGCGACAAAGTCTTCCCAATCGAAGTTCTCATCAGTCACAGGAATCACAATGAAACTCAAAAGTCTATCTATAGTCTTTCTGCTGGTCTCGTGCCTAGCAACGATCTCGACGGCGCAGGAGAAGATCTGCATCGATGGCAAGTGCCAACTAGTTCAGTCGGCTCCCGGAACCATTGTTCTCGATCCATTGCGTGAAGAGCTCACCCTGGTGGACCAAGAGCCGCGGGCAACTGCGAATGGAATCGAAGGGGATCGATTCGATCAAGTTATTCGGGCGACGGTACGTGTGACCGTCAGCGGTGTTTGCGGCAGCGGGACGGTCGTCGGCCGAACGTCCGAGGGGAACGCGATCGTGCTCACCAACGCACACGTCGCGGGAACACAGCGTGGTCGTACGGTGAACGTTGAGCGTTGGAATACCAACGGTTCAAGTGAACGAGGAACAGGAACGATCATCGCCTCTGGATATGGACGTGGGACAAGCGTCGACTTCGCCTTGCTGAAGTGCAATGGCACATTCGCCAAGGATGTCGATCCGATTCCACTGGCTGATCGATACCCAAGCGATGAATCCTCGGTTACCACGTTTGGTTGTCCTCGATGCGAATGGCCAAGCTTGCAGGTTCTTCGGCTCAATCGCAAGGAAGGTCAAATCCTCTCTTGGAAACCTGAAGCCATCGGGGGACGCAGTGGTTCGAGCCTCATCGATTACACGGACGGCGGCCCACGCGTTGTTGGGCTTCTGACTTGGGCTGGTGGTGGCGAAGGGCTCGGCCAATCCACTCCATTTCTACTTAGTGCAATGCGTGGCAAACTTCCAACGACCCTTGAAGGTTTGCCTGCCGGAACCCGTGAAGTGAGTTGTCAGCGCAACGAGGAGCAACTGATTGCTCAAGTTCCTTCGACCATCCAAGGGGAACCTCAACGATGGCCCGTGGGCTTGCTCGCCAATGCTCAGGTGCAAGATGACGTGATTGATTCGATCATCGATCGTCCCAATCTCAAGCCTTCACCTCGTGAACCGGACGATATTTCTCCCGCTCCGATCCGCCGACCGGATAGTCCTTCCTGGACTCCGACGGGATTGGTAGCAACATCGGCCGTGTCGAGCATTCTCGTGCTTCTCGGGTTGCAATACGGTCTCCCCTTGCTCCTGCAAGTGATTCGCAACGCACGCAAATCACGAGGGAACACTCTACTGAGCGACGAGCAGTTTCAGCAGCTTCTGGATCAGTATCAACAACTTCTCAAACTGATGGAGCAAAACGCAAAGCCACCCACCAACATCAAAACGTAATGGGGATGACTCGATGGCTGACATGCTTCGTGCAGGACAAGAATGGCTCGCCAATCAGCTCAAGAGCCATGCATCGAGCACAGTGGTCTACGTCAGAGGAGCCAACCAAGTGAGTGTCTCCGCCATTATTGGCAGGACGCTCATGAAGCTCGAAGACGGTTATGGAGGGGTCCACATGCAGTGGACCGATCGCGACTTTCTCATTGCACCCAGCGAATTGGTCCTGGCCGGCTCCCCAATCACGCCGGAACGTGGCGACACGATTCGCGAAACGATGAATGGGAAAGTTTACATCTACGAGGTTAACGCACCTGGAAACGAACCATCTTGGCGATGGTCCGATCCTCACCACAAGCTACTACGAATTCACACCAAACAGATCGGAATCGAGTGATGTCGGCAAACATCGTAGCCATCGCAGACGCAGTGACGGCAGAACTGAATGGTCACTCATTCAGCCAGCCGTTCGATGCGCAGCGATTGTACCTACCCGTTTTCGACCTTCAGTCGATGTCGGATTTGAAAGTAACGGTGGTACCGCGAGGCATATCAAGCTCGGCACTCGATCGATCCCGAGATAGCTTCGATTACCAGATCGATGTCGCGGTGCAGAAGAAAACGCCCACCGATGTAGCGACGATCGACGCCTTGATGCTCCTGGTGGAGGAGATCGGCGATCACTTCAGGTCGAATCCGCTCTCGAGTTACCCAGGAGCACGGTGCACTGGAGTGGAGAACACTCCGGTCTATGCTCCCGATCATTTGCACGAGCTACGCCAATTCACCAGCGTCCTGACACTCACTTTTCGACTTTGGAGATAGCCGATGACTACAGGAGACGTTGGTCCATTTCGCATGCAGTTCACCAATTCCCGAGGTGTCACGCGAGACATTCCCGGTTTGGATGACTTGGACGATATGTTCAAGGTGAAGTCGATCCAGAAGAAGTTTCGCGATTCATGGACTCGACCTCTGACCGACCTTTGGGATGTCATCACCAGCGGCGGTTCAACCGCCAGCGTCTCGGGTGGCGTGCTGACAATCGGCTCTGGCACAACGGCAGGCGGTTTTGTCGAACTGCTTTCGAAGGAAACATTCACGATTCCGTTTCGAGCGATGATCGCGGTCCAATCCGGTGCTACGCGCCAAGCCAATACGCATCACATCATCGAAGCGATCTCTGTCGATCCGAACACGGGTATCCCCGACGGCAAGCACAGTCTCAATATCGATGTCGGCGGGGCAGCCAGTACCACTGTGACTCAGATGGTTTACAGCGTGCAAAACGGAGGCCTGGCTCCGATTGCCTCAGCGGCCTCTACCATCGTTACCACAGCAACTTATTCGATACTCGAACTCGAACCATTCTCGGATGAATGTTATTTCCATTCCCGAGCAATGGATTCGACTAACGGTCGTTCGAACTCTTACGTGCGTCATCAGCAGATCCCAGATCCCACTGCTACATACAAAATCCGCATCCGCTCCATGAACCACCAAGCATTCCGCCCAGTGAGCGGTGCCATTGCGGGTCCCGGAAACGTCATTCGCCTAACTTCAACGGCTCACGGCTACACAGGAACACAGACGATTTGGGTCGATCATCTGGCCGGTGTTACCAACAACGGTAACACGGTGCGAGGCAACTACGTTGCGACGGTTATCGATGCCAACACGTTGGACCTAACCGGAACAATATTAGGTGGTGCCTACGTGGCGGGATCGGGACAAGTGGCTCTCGCTGCAGCTCCCGCAGCCAACATCAATTTCCAATCGCAATTCATCAACTGCCAAGACTACGCTGAACTGACCGCAGAGATCACTGCGGGTCGAGGGCAAACTGTCGTTGGTCAAGGGCTGGGAGTCATCATCACCGGTGCAACGGCAAGCTCAACCAACATCGGAACCGTGACCGCCAACGTCGCTGGGCAAGCAGCTCATGACGCGGTGGTTTCCGGTAACCCAGTTCGATTAGCAGCTCGAGCTCTTACTGCAGCCTACGCGAGCGTCGCGACAGGTGATGTCGCCGACTTAGTTTCAACCTTGCAAGGTGTGCTTGTCACGCGACCTTGGCAGATCCCAGAACTCGAATGGGCCTATGCGTCGGCTGCTGGTGGCGTGATCAACACGACCGATGTGGTCATCGCAGCAGCCGCCGGCGCTGGTCTGCGTCGCTACATCTGCTCGATGCAACTCTCGAACAACTCGGCGGTCGCGACGGAAATCGTGCTCAAGGATGGTGCGACAATCATCTGGCGAGGTCATTTGCCTGCCAATGCACCGATGGCGGAGATCATCTTTGAGAACCCACTCAAGACCACTGCCGCGACTGCGATGAACTTCGCATGCATCACCACCGGTGCTGCGGTTTACGTCAACGCACAAGGATTCACGGCACCGTAATCACAACCATGATCGCAGTCAAAGTCATCACAAAAACATCGATCGACAAGGTCAAACGCAAAGCGCAGCAAGGCAACTTCAAAAGTCTTGGTCATGCAGCTGCCGCCATTCGCTTGGTAGCTCGTCGTTCGATTCGTAGACGCAAATCCGCTGCTATGCCTGGCAGTCCACCAAACACGCGTCGTGGCCAACTGAAACGTTCGCTCATGTACGCGATTGATAAGCAGCGAGGCGTGGCCCTCATTGGACCTAGCTTCGAGGTAGTCGGCACCGCCGGCAAAGCCCATGAGTTCGGCGGGCGATACCGGCGAGAGAGATACCCTAAGCGACCGTTCATGGGACCCGCACTCGAGAAAGTCAAAGACCGCTTGCCACCTATGTGGTCAGGCATCATTCGATAAGGAGCAACTGATATGCCTGCAAAATTGGGCTTGGATGCCAAGCTATACAGAAACACGGGGACTTACGCGGCCCCTACGTGGGACCTGATCGGCAACGTGCGCGATCTCACGTTGAACCTAGAAACCGGCGAAGCGGATGTGTCCACCCGTGCCAATAACGGCTGGCGTGCCACGGTGGGCACACTCAAGGATGCCTCGCTCGAATTCGAGATGGTTTGGGATACGGTCGACACCGACTTCACCGCTATGCAGACCCAAGAGCAATCTGCTCTGGAAGCTGCCAACCAAAAGGCATTGGCGGATTCCGCCGCGGAGTTGGATAAGGCCAAGGGAGAGTGGAGCGCTGCTCTTGGCGAAGCCGCTGCCAAACGTGCTGAGTCTTCGCCGGGCTCATCGAGCAAGTTCTCACTCTCAGGAATGGCACTCCCCAATATCGATGCA